AACCAAGGGATTTATAACGCTCTGCTAGGAGTCTTTCTCCTGTATGGGATTTATTTCTCACAGAATTTAGAAATTGTGACTATTTTTGTTTTATTTGTGATTAGTGCTGCGACTTACGGCTCTCTGACAGCAGATAAGAAAATTATTTTGAAGCAAGGTGGACCAGCTATTTTATCCTTGATTAGTATTTTCTTCTTTAAATAAACTTAAAAAGGCGGAACCAGTCTCGATAGTTATTTTCGATTCCGGAATAAGGGAAATATGTTATACTTATATTTAAGAAAAGAGTTTCATGGAATCATTTGTAAGGAGATAGAAATGAAAGTATTAGTGACAGGCTTTGATCCTTTTGGTGGAGAAAAGCTCAATCCAGCCTTAGAGGCTATCAAATCCTTACCTTCTGAGATTCAAGGGGCTGAAGTTCGATGGCTAGAAGTTCCAACCGTATTTTATAAATCAGCCAAGATTTTAGAGGAGGAGATAAGAATTTATCAACCAGACATCGTTCTGTGTATAGGCCAAGCAGGTGGAAGAAAGGGACTTACACCTGAACGAGTAGCCATCAACCAAGATGATGCACGTATCCAAGATAATGAAGGCAATCAGCCAATTGACCGTCCCATTCAGCTAGATGGGCCTCCTGCCTATTTTAGTAGTCTCCCCATTAAAGCTATGGTTCAAGCTATAAAAGAGGAGGGATTACCAGCTTCTGTTTCCAATACCGCAGGGACATTTGTTTGTAATCATCTTATGTATCAGGTACTTTATTTGGTTGAGAAAGAATTTCCAACTATCAAGGCAGGATTTATGCATATTCCTTATATGATGGAACAAGTGATAGATAAACCCAATACGCCAGCAATGGATTTAGTTGATATCGTTCGAGGAATAGAGGCTGCAATTCGAGCTACCATAGAGTATGGAGATAAGGATCTCAAGTTGGTAGGTGGAGAAACTCATTGATAGAAAAAAGCTTGAGGGGTTACCTTCAAGCTTTTGGACGTTTTCGAGCGAGCAATGCTCGGTAAAAAATAATTTTATTAGATTGAATATAAGGTAGAAGAGAAAAGCTAGCAATCTCAAAGGTAATCCAGTTTAAAAAGTACCAGGGCAGTAATTGTAAGTCCAGAATAAAGCGTTGGTACTTGTAGCCCTTCATCAAGAAACGACTGGTTTTAAGAATTTGTCCAGGCCTGGCTTGTCCCAAGTCTAGGGTGTCACAGAGGAGCAATTCCACCTGTGAATAAGCATAGTATTGTGGGATATAGAGACTATTTCCGAGAATCATCAAGATGAGACTTGTTAAAAAGTAAAATCCAAATGTCATAAGGAAGTGTTCATTTTCGATTGAAGACAGGTCTAGGTTTGGGAATTCAGGATGTAAGGCAACAAACTGCTTTACTAGGTGACTGCTATAAAATAGAAAATAGACACCAACTAAACTTGGGATACTCCATAAAAAGAGATAGAAACGTTTGAGAAGAAGAGTCAGAAAGGTTTGGGGAAAACGCTCTTCACTAAAGAGGCTAAAGCCACTTTTAACTGACAATTCTAGTTCAGGTTTTTTAATGAGTTGTAGGGTTGTAAAGACAGCACTAGTCAGAAAAATTGAAGCAATCAAGGAAACAGAAAAAGGGAAAAGATAAGCTTGAAGTATTTGGCCTAGCATACTGGGAAAAGGTAGTTCTATTAGGCTTTCTTGAATTCGGTCTAAGGGATTTAAAAAAGCCGATAAGATAAAGAAGATACTCGGTAGCGTAAAGACGAGAAAGAGGCGGGGGTTCTCAGACTGTAATTGTCTGGCTTGCAGACGAATTATTTTTAAATCAATTTTTGTGTTTTTCATTCTCTCATTATACCATAAATAGTACATAGCTTGCTAATCGTTTGAAATCAGTGGGTTTCTAGCGTGTTAAGTAAAATTGAATACGAAATTGAATACGACACTACTTTTAGCTGGAGCGGATGAAATCCATGAGCTGATTAACGACTTCAACACGTTGATTATCGTTGATGTGGGTATACATATCAAGGGTAGTTTGAACATTATTATGACCTAATCTGTCCGAAATAATTTTTGCTGTAATACCAGCTTCAAATAGGAGAGAAGCGTGTGTATGTCTAAACCCGTGAGGCGAAATTTTTTTAAGATTATTGTGTTTACGAAAGAATCTTAAAAGTTTCACTTTCATAGTTGCAGCTAAAAGCCATCCCCCGTCATTGTTCGTAAAAATATAATTCGAATCATGTTTATAAGGCACACCAGCCTGGAAATATTCTTTTATTTGCTGACGTTTCCAGATTTTCAATACATTTAAAGTTTCATCATCTAAGGTGATAACCCTCTTACTCCTTTTGGTTTTAGGATCCTGAACAGTTTGTTTTTTACCAATCACGACAGCCGTGCGAGAAATGCTTAACCGTTTATTTTCAAAGTCAACATCTGACCACATGAGGCCGATTGCTTCTCCAGTTCTCAATCCAGAAAAAGCGAGGAGGTGGAAAAAGGTGTAATCTACAGGTTTAAAATTTGATTTGGAAATTTTAAGGAACTCCGTTAGTTCCTGTTTTGTATAGTGGTTCTCTTTGGCTTTTAAGGGCCTATTTTTAGGCTTAATAATCTTGTCTAAGGGATTTGACTTAATGATGTCAAGAGAAGTGGCATACTTGAAAATACGGCTGATTACAGAGTAGTAATTGGTATAGAGGATATAGCGATTACTTAACTTGATAGCAACCTTCTGACAATAAGCTACACTGATCTGTTGAATCTTCATATCTGTAAAATATGAGTCAATCATAACATCAAGTTTCTTCTTAGTATTCTGATAAGTTGTTGGTTTTACAGTGCTCTTATAGCTATCAAGCCATAACTCAGCGACTTCAGCAAAAGTAGGGTTCTGGAAATCTTCATTGTTTGAAAAACCATTCTCTTCAACGTCTAAGAGAAGGTCACGTTCGGCAGCCTTTGCCTCTTTTATGGTTTTAAAACCACGTCTTGTTGTGCGTTTTTCTTTTCCAGTTGCAGGGTCTATGCCCAGATATGTTTGAAAGAGATATCTAGTCTCTCCTTTTCTTGTAATATATTTTTTTATCATAAAAAGTCCTTTCTTTTCGATTGCTTGCCCGCATAGTTGAAAAGGTGTAGAACTTATGATAAACTATAGGTGTATTTTTTTATCATCCTTTCCATTGCTTGCTTGATGGAAAGTTGAATCCTCACACTCAAAGTTTGGCGATGGCGAGTGTGGGGATTTTTTTGAGTTGTTTCCAAAATGGAAACAGACGTTAGATAAAAAAAAGTAGCCGTATTTGATACGGCTACCATCACGTTATGGATCTAAAATCCAAACCTAAACTTTATGGAGCTAAACTCCTGATAGCTGTATTGTAATATAATTTTCAAAAAATATCAATTTTGTACAATAGACCATGGAAAGTTGAGGGAAACAATCTTTACCTCAGGTCAAAAAAAGGAAGCAACAGTTAAGTTACTTCCCTGGAGCGCAAAGGCTCAAAGTTTAAAAATATGAGGGTAAACCTCTAAGTAACTTAATTATATCATAAAAGTCCTTTCTTTTCTATTGCTTGCCCGCATAGTTGAAAAGGTGTAGAACTTATGATAAACTATAGATGTATTTTTTTATCATCTTTTCCATTGCTTGCTAGATGGAAGGTTGAAATCTCACACTCAAAATTTGGCGATGGCGAGTGTGGGGATTTTTTTATTCTACGATGATTTCGCCAACAGGAATAATATCTTTTTGTTTTGAAGATTTAGCGATTAGGTCGTATTGGTCAGCAGATTTTTCGTAACCGAGGGAAAGAGTAGCATTCTCGTCGGGTAGCTTTTTAGCAAATTCAGAAATAGACATACGAAGCAAAGTGATTGCATTTTTCTGGTCAGTAGTAGCGGAATTTGACTGGACTGAACCTAGAGCTTCTTTGGCCTTATCTTTAGCCGTTCCAGTTATCAAAATCATGATAGTATCATGTGGTTCAGATGAGTCTGAATCGATTACATTATTTTGAATTTTTACGCTTATTGCTCCAGTTGATTCAGGATCTAATTTTGATTTGATTTCAGAGATTAACTCATCATATTTACTGTTATCTACTTTGGCTTTTGTATCTGTTGAAGTAGTGTTTTTTTGCTCCGTTTTAGGTTGCTCAGTATTATCTTTTGAAGTTGACTGATTATTAGAACATGCTACTAAAACAGTAGCAGAAAGTAAGATAGTTGTTGTAATTAGTAGTTTTTTCATGGATATTCTCCTTTTTTAATTTACTAATGATAAGTATTCCTCTTTTACCATGACTTCATTAGTCATAGTTTTTAGATCATAGTAGGACATGAATTTGAGGTAATCAAATTCTGTGGGGTCGTCTAAGCTTTCTAGTGCGTCTTTTACGAGATGATGGATCATATTCCTATCAGCTTCGTTTTCACAGCGTAAGCGAGCGTTCTGGTACTCTGAGCGTGTGTGGTCTTTGTGTCCGAGTTCATGCAGTAGTACCTTAACTCTCTCTTTTTTGCTGAGTTTATTAGATAAGAAAGCTGTGTTGGTTTCTTTTTCGTAAAATCCAAGTTCATCAGGTATTAGCTCACCGTCAAAATCGACAATGCGAACCTGAAAATGACTTATAATTTCTTTTTCGGTCACTAAGCAGTACCTCTAATCACCAGCTTCTTTGAGATAACCTTCAATGATAGACTGGATGATTTTTTTCTTTTCATCTGTTAATTCTCGACCGCCAAACATCATGACATTCGACGCCATTTCTTCAACGTTCAGGGTCTTCCCTTGCCAGATATACTCTTTTGAATCACCAGCAATAGCAGGATTATCCGTGCGACCAAGTAAATAATCTGTGGACACGTTGAAGTAGTCAGCAATTTCTTGAAGACGTTCAGCATTTGGTTTTTTGTTTTTCATACTATAGATTGTATTTCTACTATATCCTAATGTTTCTTCAAGAGAATTTATAGAAATTCCACGATTTTGGCAAAGTTCTTTTATTTTTTCGAATAAAGAAAACATTGATTTATCAACCTTTCTAAGGCGTGACAAAAAATATTTAAACTTTTGATTGTAAATCTGTTGACAAAACGCAATCTATAGTTTAGAATATTATTTGTAAGCTAAAGAGTTAGCGAACAAGACAACTAAAAAATAAAGCCTAATGAAACTGATTGGCGTCCGTTTTCTAGGTAGAACCTTACTTTTAGTAGGTCTTTTCTCTATGATTAAATTCTAAACTATAGATTGTTTTTTGTCAAGAAATTCGCTAACTTTTTAGATGATTTTTTAAAAAGGAGGTCAGGGATGAACGAAGAAGACCTGAAATAATTATTGGAACTCTTAGCGACAGATTATGGGCGAGGGTACCTAGATGGAGTAGTTGGGGGACTTTCAATGCTTTTGAAAATTTCAAAAGAAGCAGAGAAATATAGAAAGGAAGAAGATGAGTAAAGAACTAAAGATAATCAAGGCTAAAATCAAAACTCGTTTGATTGAGCTTGATATGACTCAAGCCGAATTGGCAAAACAAGTATCTGTATCATCATCAGTTATTTCAGAGCTACTGAAATATGGCAAAGGAAGTGATCATGTGAAAGAAAAAATCACAGATGTTTTAGGAATTGAGAATCCTTGGAAAAATCACTAAGAGATTTATACATGCAAGTAAAAATAATACAGAATTGGCAGAAGGAAAATTACCAACTTAGTCAGATGATGATCGATAGTCTCGAGGGACTAGATGTTTGGGAAACTATTTTAACACTAGGAAAAGTAAGAAGAGGAACATTATGAACGAAATTTTTAATTTTCACGGGCAGGAAGTCCGTACTTTGATAATTGATGATGAACCATGGTTTGTCGGGAAGGATGTTGCGGATATCCTAGGATATAGCAAGGCTAGAAATGCGATTGCTCTTCACGTTGATGAAGATGACGCCCTAAAACAGGGCCTCACAGATAATTTAGGAAGGGTCCAAGAAACTATCATCATTAACGAATCTGGTCTCTACTCTCTTATCTTATCCAGCAAGTTGCCTCAAGCCAAAGAGTTCAAGCGCTGGGTGACATCGGAGGTCTTGCCAGCTATTCGCAAGCAGGGCGGTTTCATTCGCGAGGACTTGGACGAGGACGCCTTTATCGCTCTGTTTACTGGCCAGAAGAAATTGCGTGAGCAACAGGCGACCATGCTAGAAGATATTGACTACCTCAAGAGTGAGCAACCGATTCATCCAAGCTATGCTCAATCGCTCCTGAAGAAGCGTAAGGCTAGGGTTGTGGCTTGCTTGGGTGGTATTGATAGCCCTGCTTATGCGGATAAGAATTTCGCTCAGTCGGTGTTTAGACAAGCTGAGATTGATTTCAAGGATCATTTTAATATTAGTCGCTATGATCTGCTACCCAAGAAGCATGCGGATGCCGCTCTTGCCTACTGGATGACGTGGGAGCCAAGCACTAATACCAAGATGAAGATTATGGAACTGAACGCTTTTAGTCAAGCGTAGGGAGGGGAAGAATGAGACCAAGACGATATCCGTATAACAGGAAAGAGTCAATTTTACCAAAGGTAGAAGCAAAATCTTCAAAAGCTAGTGTGGCTCCAATGGATGTAAAAAAATTGACATCAGGCACAATTTCATATGAAAACTTTTTGAGAAGATTGAGTTGTAAGTAGAAAAAAGCACCTGACGGAAATCAGGCGCACACTTAAATTATTAAAACCATTATATCACAAAAATGCTTGCCCGCATAGTTGAGAGGATGTAGAAAATGGAAGGTATAACGTTACAATTACGATTGGACGGCGAAAGTGCTGAATTATTCACAAACCAATTACTGGCCTTTGCTGAAAAGCAAGTCAAGGAGCAGTTAGAGAATGATCGCATGCCAATCAATCAACAAGCTTTGATGAAGAAGTTTGGCTTCACTCATGGCTATATCAAAAAGTTAGAACGCAAAGGATTAAGATTTCGTAAACAAGGGAAAGATATTATGTACGATGTCAATGATGTTTATGAAATTTTGGAATTAGAAAAAGAAGTACGAAAATTAAGAGCGTAAGGAGAGAAGAAATGTTTGAACCACCGATTTTAAACCAGTTAATAGGTGTTGGAAGCTTGCTGCTTGTTTTTGTTGGAGCTTATCGTTACATCAAAATGCAAGAACAACGAGAGGAAGAAGAGAGACGAGAAGAGCAAGAATTTGCGTCTATGATTATCCAAGGCTATAACCATGCATACGAACGTGGTAGAGAGGCAGAACGTCAAGAAATCCGCAAGAATATTCAGCGAGACTTCAAAGGATTCACCTACGACAATGAACCGCCTGTAGGTTTGCGTCCTGAGCCATTAGGCTTACCAGAGCCTAAAAAATCTGCAATCAGATTTTTGTAATGAGGAGGTCAGGAAATGGAAAGATTGATTCAATGGCTGGATGATCAGATTATGTATATCAAAGAAGCGATAGAAAGGGGATCAGCTACAAGACATGCTATTACGTTTTGGGAATATGATCATAAAAATCTATTACTAGTCAAAGAATACATAACTGACTATGAAAAACTAGTTAAGGACTATGAAAAACTAACCAAGGACAATCATGATGTGCTCTCTCAAAATCTTCTGCTCAAGCTTGAAAAACTAGAGTTAGAAGACAGGTACATCTATGAGGATATGCGGATGAAATGCCGTGAATACCGTGCTAACCGTAGGAAGTGGGGTGTGAGATTATGGCGTTAAAAAACAAGCGATACTACTGGATTCAACTTGCTCAAGATTTTTTTAAATCTAAAGAAATGAAATTGCTTCGTAAGATTGCAGGTGGAGATACGCACACTATCATCTATCTCAAAATGATGTTGATTAGTTTAGAGGATGGCGGGCACATCTACTATGATGGACTTGCTGATAATCTAGCTGAAGAAATCGCTCTTGTCATTGATGAGAATGTTGAAGATATTAAAATTACTTTGATTTTCTTGGAGAGTAAGGGCTTACTGACTAGAAAAAATGATAGGGATTATTTCTTAGAACAGGTTCCTGAAATGGTCGGGAGCGAAACGGCGAGCACTCGTAGAAGTCGCAAACATAGAGAGTTGAGGGGGTTGCATTGCAACACCATTGCAACAACTTGCAACGGAGATATAGAGATAGAGAAAGATATAGATACAGAGATAGAGAAAGATATAGATACAGAGATAGAGAAAGATGTAGATGAAAATCCAGTCGCACTCATCGTTGAAGAATATCAATCTCGTATCGCTCCGTTGGATGGAACTCAATTTGAACTCTTGAAAGAGTTCATCACATTGGATGGCATGGAAGCGAAAGTTGTCCTGAAAGCAATTGGTCTTGCTGCTGACAATGGTAAAAGAAATTTTAGTTATATCAGAGCGATTTTGACAAATTGGAAGAACGATGGAGTTTTGACGATTGCAGCAGTCGAGGAACGTGAGCGAGCTTACAAGGAAAGTAAAATCAAGGGTCAGTCAGGGAATCAAAAATCAAATGTTCCTGAATGGTCACAACCCAACTATGTGAATACGACTAGTGAGGAGACCAAGGAAGAGTTGGAAAAACGGAAACAGGAAATGCTGAAGCGTTTGGATAATGGAGGTGGCTGATGTTTATTTTAAAACATGGGACAAGAGTGGATAAGCCGTTTCTGAGGTCCGCAGTCATCGGTGTGACTGGTTTGGACATCTCATGTTCTGATGAGAAGAAAGCCTTGCGGTTCGTCTCTCGTGGGGCAGCCGTACAGGTTGGCAAGGCATTGAGGGGTTCCTTTGGGAACTTTTACCCTGTTGAGGTAGAGGGATGATTGGAGGTATTGATTATCAAAAAAATGGTAGTATGGGCACTCTTTGATAGCGGGAATGGTTCTTACTTCAAGGGCGCTAACTCTCTGAATAGTTCGGGGGGGACGAATATTGAAATCTATTCAATCGGAATAGATA